AGAGGCAGCCCCTGCACGCGCTCATAGTTACTCGTCAGCGCCCCGCGCCGGATGCGCGCATAATACGGCGTGCCGCGCACCATGCCGGTGATCGTGGCTTGCTTCGGTGTGCCCAGCGCTGCCGGAGTCACCACCGCGCCATTGAATCCGCTCAGGAACCCATAGCCGAAATCAGGGTCAATGCTCACGTCCAGGTAGGTCGCCGTCACACTGCCCGTGGTTTCACCCGTCCACTCCACCAGGGCGGTGGTCGAGGTCACACTGACAATCGAAAGCTCGATGTCTCCGGCGATGCCGTCAGCATTTGGCGCATCGATGTAAAACTCCTGTGTCAGGTAGCCACCGCCAGGGTAGCGGCTCAGTTGCACGTCACCCAGAATCGTCTGCGGCCATAGGCGCGGGCTGGTCTTCTCGTAGCGGCCAATGGTTTGCGAGTCTTGCAGGATTATCTCTCCATGCAGACACGGCGGGATAGAGATGCGGCCCAGCTCCACGCCCTGAAAGTTGATGCTTTGCGGCAGCAGTTTATCGGCTGAGCGCAGCAGGGGAGACGACACCTTCCAGTTAGTCGTGTCACTCGGTGGTGCGGTTGATCCGGTATGGTTCGTCAGGCTGATGTAGGTTTCGTCAGCGTAAGTCCTGAACGTGCCGACAGTGAATGTGCCAGCCGCCCAGGCCGGTCCCCAATACCAGCCCGCATCACCCGCGCGGATCGGTTTCTTCTTCGTCCAGCGCCGTGTCTCGGTGCATTGACACTTGCCCTGGTAGCCATTGCTCAGGTAGATCGGGATCACGTTGTAGCCCACTACCGCACTGAAGGCATCTCCGGCTAACACGGCGTTGACTTTGATTTCAAGCAGCACCGGATCCCATGACCAGTTCATCTCCTTGTCCAGACTGTCTTCATACACTCCCGAGCCACCCGCCAGCGCAGGCATCCCGGCCAGGGCGCGTGTCGTCTGCCAGGCAAACTTGGTGTTGATCGGTTGGATCTCTGTCGTGCTGCCGCTGGCATCCACCGCCGCCGCCGCTGTGCTGGCAGGCACCAGCGTCCGCGTGCTCGTGCGCGTGTCACCCATCTCCGGGTCAACACTGCGCGTGATCAGTCCCGTGGTCAGGTGCCGCCACACGCGCTGCACCCGCACAAACAAACCGTCCTCGATCTCTTCCCCGCGCTTCTCTGACTCCTCGATGAAGGTCCATGTATAAATACCAAACGCAGGCGGCAGCTCCGTCACCGGGGCCGATTGCGCAGGCGTCCAGGCCGAGCGCAGAAACACAAAGTCCTGCCGAATCGTCGGGAACTCTTCACTCAGCACGTTGGCAAATTCATACGCATACGCATTCTGCGCAGCCCGCGTCTTGAGGTAGAACACATACTGCCAGCCCTCTTCATCCGCCGCCTGAAACGCACACACCAAAAAGTCAGGATAGACCGACACCACCTTATGCGCCGTGCCGATTGCCAGCCGCGCCGCCTCGTCATCGCGAATCTTCTCACGCACGAGGAAATCTTTCCCCGGCGTTAAGTAGCGCCGTGTAAATCGTGGGTCATCTCCTGCTTGGTTCCGTGTCATAAGTAGCATAGGCCTTCTAGCCTGTGTTCAAAAGTAAAAGTCTATTGAGTTGCTTGAAAATGCATGGCGTCGCGGTTCCAAAAAGCCCCGGCAGCCAGCCAGCCTTCCCGTGAAAATTCCTCCATCACCGCCAGCGGCATCGAGCTGGCCACCGGCCATGCGCTCTTGTTGCCATTGCTGCCCGGCATGAAGTCCACCGCAGCCGCCCGCGCGTGCAGGCTTGGCAGAGATCCACCGCGCATCGATCGGTTGGCGTAGCATCCGGCATAGTCCGCCAGCACCTCTGGGTGCATCAGGCTCACACGTCTCATCACCCGCAGCAGAGATGCTGCCACAAGCTCGTGGCAGGTGATCCGCGCCACCGCCGCCCCTTGATAGGCCAGGCCCAGCGTCTCCACACTGATCTGCGTGTGCCGTGATTCATCACCCGCCGCCCCGTAAAAGGCGGTGAGCGCTTTCTGATCCGACTTCGGCCACGGATTCGTCAGCGGCATGAGCTTGCGCAGATGCTTCTGACAGGCCGCGATTGATTTCGGCCCCCAGAATCCATCCGCCGCCACCCCGATGCTGGTTTGCAGGGTTTGAATTTGTTTGCTCGTCATAAATCTTGTGCCTCCGATTCTTCGATCTCCGCCGCCCGATCACACATCCAGAACAGCGCGATCAACGCCATTGACCCCACCGAAATGAAGCCAAACATCAGCCCGAGAACGACGGTGATCACCGTCATGGCCGCAGTGCCCTTTCCACCTGTTCCATGTAGGATCCGTGAGAATGCAGCAGCGTCTCCACCGGCACCACCACCACCCCATCCGCCGTCACGATCTCAGTCCCCGCGTGAATCTTCAGCACCGGCGGCATCGAGTATAGCCGCACGATCTCTGCCGTTGTCGGCGAGCGCGTTTTGCAACTCACCGAGAAGGCGAGCATCCCCAGCATCAGCAGCAGCAAAAATTTCATGGCGTAGGCTTCGGGCTTCAGTTCGGAGTTCACGGCGTTCGCGGATCGCGGCTGTCTTGCACCACTCGGTAAAGGCCACCAGCGCAGCCCCGATGACGTTCAGCGGGTTCATTTTACAAACCCAGCTCTTTCGAGGTCACGTTTGAGTCACGCGCAAACAGCACCGCGATTGCTGGCATCGCCGCTGCAAACGTCACGCTCCAGTCTGGATTCGTGGCAGGGTTGCCATCAAATAACATGCTGATGACATTAGCTGCGATGATGACCAGGCCACCCGTTCCGAATAGTGAAGTTCTCCAGTTTTTCATAGTCGTGTTTTGAGTTTGTTGTTATTGGTTACTTGCGAAGGTTTTTGACGATCAAAATCACACCCGAAATACAGCCGAGCACGCCAGCCAGAACACCGACCGAGAGTGATGCCAACTTGAGCGTAAGCTCCATATCAGCGTGCGTTGCGAGCGAGCTGATGAGAGCTACGGTAGATCCGACGAATGGTGTGATGTGGTCGTTCATGGGAAGTGAGAAAGGATCGCGGTCTTGGTGGCTTCGAGGTCGGCGGGCACATCGACGGCCTCGATGATTGCGCGTGCGACGTCGAATCGGCCTCGATCCATCGCGGCTTCGGCGGTCATGCGTGAGGCGTAAAATGATGCCTGCACGGACAGCGGCAAAGCATCGAAGGATGCAGCCATTGCAGCGCGTCGATCTCTGGCGATCTCCCACTCAGTCAGCACGCGAGCGGTGATCTGCCAGTCACGAGTGACAGTGCCTGCCGTGAGGTCGATGACTTCCGTTGAGTTAATGATTTGGGTGGCGGTGTTGATCTCTGGCTGCGCCTCCTGAATCAAGTCAAGAACTTGATAGTCGGCATCAAGTCCGAGAACAGGTAGATCATCAGCACGAGGATACGGGACTAGTGTGGCAGTTGGAGTGTAGTAAAGTAGTTTCATTAGCTGTTAGGGAATGCGGCTGTTGGTGCTGTAAATGATGCGGTGTAGCGTGCCACACCCTTTGTTAACCTTACATCGTCCATATTACCCGTGATGTAACCGAGGCTTGAGGAGTAGCCGACATGCACGTTCCCTCCGCCAGCGTTAAACGATGCGGACGAAGTGGCAGTTTCTTTGAGGTCCCCATTGATAAAGTGCCGCATAGTGCTGCCGCTGCGGGAACAGGCCACATGAGTCCAGGCGTTGAGGTAAGGGGTGAACGACGTTACGTTTAAAAAAGGATTTGTGCTACCATTGCCGACGATGATGGAGTTGCTGTTGACTCCGTAATAGAGTGAACCTAAACCGCTTCCAAAGAAGCCACTGTTAGCTCCAGATGTCAGGTAAACCCACGCTTCCCAGCAGAAGTCACCCGTGTAATCGAAGGCTGTATTTCCCGTGACTAACAAGTAATCTCCCGTTCCATCCAGCGAGCAACTACCTGTGCCAAATTTAGGACTGGTCGTTGAGATTTTAGCATCAGCCTGAGCCGTTACCGTTTTCGGCGTGCCAGAGTTGTCGGTGAAAGTTGTGCTGCCGTTTGTGCCGTCGCAGTGCAACAGTAGCCCGACGCTTGAATAATCGGGGTCACTTCCTCCGCCAGCAGCAGCAAAACGATAAGGGTTGATGATCATGCGCGTGTTCCGATGAGAGCTAGTTTCACGCCTGCTCCAGCGATGGTTGAGCCAATCTGATCAAAGTCGATTGTGATCTCCGCATCGTCAGCAAGGGCGCTGTCTGAGATGACGTAGGCGGTGGCAGCGGTGGTGCTCGTCTTCTCGCTTGCGTCGATCATTATTTTTGTGCTCAGGACGGTGGTGCCGCCCTCATTGATGTCGATGAGGATCGTGCTGCCAGTGGGCGCAGTCGTAACACTGGCGCGAACGGCGGTCAGAGTCATCGCATACGGCATTCGGAAGGTCGCCTTGGCAGTGCCTGCCGTGATCGCTGTCGTCTCGTCGGAGCAAGCAAGCTGAATTTCAACAGGCATCCCAACAAACGATCCGCCTGCTCGATAAAGTAGATTCCCTTCCACCGTGAGGTTACCCGCCGATGATCTTGCCAGTGTGGTGTCGCTCGCGTGTCCGATTTCCAAACTGCCCACACCGAGCGCGGTCGAGGTGGATGCTGTGATGCCGGAGACTGGCAACGCTGTGCAGTTGGTCAGCGTGCCACTGGATGGTGTGCCAAGGGCTCCTCCGCTTATTACATAAAGCGTGTCATTGTAAGTCTTCAGCGTAGCTTTAATACTGCTCCAGAGAGACTTTTTGTTAGTGCCAGTCGCTGCTGCTGAAGTGTCGGAAATGTCCACCACCTCCATGAGGTCACCATCAGCAAGATTTCCTGATGTGAGTTCTGTAAGTTCTGAGATTTTGCCAGCCATAATGTTATCCTTCTAAAATTCTATTTTCATTGTTCTCGAGTGTCCTTGAAACACTATCTTCCGTGGATCTATTTGTTCCCGTTGAGAGCAGTGGCGTGCATTGCAGATGATTGCTTTCTTCGGAGTAAAAAGCCGATCCATTATTTGCGATGACATACCACCAATTACCAACACCGAATGCTGATGATAACGATACGTCTAAGAACGTGTTAGCAATTCCTGACTGCCACAAGGTATAACCAGAGTCGGTGGTTGATTTGTAAACATCGTAAGTAGCAGCCCCAGTAACAGCAGACCAAGTGAGTGTGAAGTCATCAAAGGCAAACTGTGGATTGGACGTATTGTCAGGACCAAGTAATTCAGGTCCGTTAGGCTTTCCAGGCAAAACTATTGCAACAGTGTTGCTGGTTGGACCCACACCATAATCATTATTTGGAATTACCCGATAACTATATGTTTCACCTGCTGCTAGTGATCTGGAGTCACTATACGTTAAACTTGTCGTTGTGGTTATTGAGCTGTATCCCGCACCGTCAATATCCAATTCAATGTCATAATAAAAGCCTGGACTACTGGTCTTGTTGCTAGCTGACCAAGAAAGTGAAGAAGTATTACCTCCAAACGCAGCAGTTACTGCCAATACTGGAGCAATCGTTGGAGGTGTGGCTGTCGGTTCTTCCTCGCCCCCCATCCCCGTGCCATAGCCATGCACGCGGCGTGCCGCGAACGGGTTGACGGTCTGGGTCGGGCTGGAAAGCATCATAGAAGATTAACCAATGGCGCGTTTCCAAGCGATATACCGCGCGGTGCCAGACATGGCCGCGACACTCACTGCACCGACGTAATCGGTGATGTAGTTAAACCCGCCTTTGCCATCGTCCGCAGCGCTGCCTGCTTGCAGGATCAGGCTCAGACTCGTGGTGCTGGCACCGGCTCCCAGCTTCACGGCCAGAGCTGCGTCATCCAGATTCTGAATGAAGCCGACTTCACCCGGGGCCAGCGTGAAGACGGTGGCATTACTGGTGGCGATGGTGGCAGTGCTTGGCGTGGTGCCAGACTGAAGATTAACAACGCGGGATGATTCCATAAGGGTATTAAGGTTTGGGTGATTCTCGATTGCGACGGAGTTCGGCGCGGTGGATTTCAAGCAGTTCGGCCAGCGCTTTGTCTTGCAGCGACAAGCCAGTTTGAGTTTTGCCGTCTTCTAGCAGCCAGGTGCCGTGCAGATGGCGGATGATGAATTCATGCAGCACTTCAAGCACGGGCATGAGCACCCACTTGCTCGCTCCTAGGTCCGTTGCAAAGGTGCCACTGGTATGCGCGACGATGCAGCGATAGCATTCAAGACTGCTGACGGTGCGGACATCGCCCACAACATAGGCTGTGGCAGTGAGCCAGGCCGTCGTATCAAATTTGTGAATGCGCGGCGTCCAGCTCACCCAAACTGTTACCAGATCCTCACTGACACTGATCCCTGTCTTGTCGGTGAAGAATTGCACGCTGGCAGCCATCCGCGTTTCGCGTGGATCGAGCGTGTAGATCTCGATGTTGCGGGCATCACCCAGCACGTCCCATGAGATGAGTCCGCTGCTCGGCGTGATCTCTGCCCAGGTGCGTGCGTCTTCCCAGAACACATTGCTGTGATAGGGCATCTCGTAGCCGATCCGGTGGCTGCGATTGAACAAGGCAAGCAGGTTGGCTTTTAGTGTGGCATCACTCGCCATCGCCGTCAGGTAACCGGTCGGGCGCACCGCATCTTCAAAAGCGGTATTGAAGGGAATGGATGCACGGATAGCCATAAAGGTCAGGCCACCAAAGCAGCACGGCCCTCCTGTGCCGCGTGTTGAAGTTTCAGACTGGTCTGCGCCATCTGCATGGCGCGGTGCATCCGGCCTTCCTTGGCCGCTTGCTCCAGTGATCTGTTCCAGCCACCTTGAATCTTGCCAGTCACGATCTTCTCAGGCGCACAGTCAGGATTGCGCTTCAAGAAGTCGCGCATCATTTCAGCGTCATCAAACATCTCCCCACCCTTGCAGCCGCGCTGGCTCATGGTGCTGCGGTGGAGCTGCTTGTAAGTCAGCGGTGCCATGTGGTAGGCAGGCTGAAAATCAAAATCATTGCGCACCACGGCAGGTCCGCGTTGGCGGCGGAGTTCGGCAGCACGCTTTTCCTGCATCTCAGCACGGCGGTTGTCGGCTTCCAGTTTGGCCTTGTAGGCAGCAAAGATGGCGCGGGCTTTAACCAGTCCCACCTTGCGGGCAAGCTGTTCAAAACCGAACACAGGTGCTTTGTCAGGATTCCACATAAATCAAAATCAAGAGAGGAGCGCGGGCACACTTGCCCGCTTCAGTCTATAAAAAGGGCCGCCAAGGCAGGCAGAAGGAACCGGGGGAAGGATGCGCCGATGCGGTCACAACAACACACAAAGGCTACTTCCTCCCGCCTGCCCGGCGGTGATGTTTTAGGCGACGGCGGTGTAAACCTTACCGTGAACCGCAGGCATGGAGCAGTGCAGGCTGAAGAAGCCTTCCACATAGCCCTGGGTGCCGCTGCCGTCGAGGGAGAGGTCCACTTCTTCGAGGCCATTCAGCATCTCGTAGAAGTATTCCATTTCCAAAGCCAGCATGTGATCCTGGTCACCCAGCGTGAGCGTGGGGGAACCTGTGGCGGTGGCCGCAGCCGAAAGCACGATGGTCGTGGCATTCGTGATGCTGGCGATGTAGGCACCCGCAGCGATCCCTGTGCCACCGATCTTCATGCCGGACTGCAAGCCAGCGGTGCTGGTCACGGTCAGCGTGGTGCTGGTGTTCGTGGTCGCGGCACCGGCCAGACTGCCTGCATTGCGCACACCGTTGAGGTGTTCGGTCGGCACGACCATCAGACTGCCAAAGGCGGTCTTGTAGCCGGTGAGCATGGCGCTGATTTCCTTGTCGCTGCTGTCCTGATTGAAGCGGCGGATCGGAGTCGTGCTGCCAGAGGTGCTGCCAGAGTCAAAGAACGTGGCGAGGTGATTCGCAAAGTCCGTGGTGGCGAAGGCGGTCAGCTTGACGTTCTTGCGCTTGGCCTGGCGGCACTCCAGCAGGAGCGTGCGCATGTTCGTCTCGGTGAATGCCGAGGCCGATGCCACAGCGATAAGCTGCGATGCGGCTGGGCGGTAGTTGCTGTCCACCTGGAAGGTGGAGCTGGTGCCCTGCGCCGAGCTTTCGGTGTAGGCACTGGCTCCCATCGTGATGTGCATGGAGCCGAGGCGGGCTTCATCGTCATAGGCGGAGGCCGTGTCCTTGGCCACCTGGGCGGAAAGGTAGGTGAGTTCGATGCCCTGCTTGTAGCGCTCCAAAGCGCGGAAGCGGGATTCGCCGACTTCGTTGGCCACGCCTGCGGTGTTCTCCACCTTCTCGACGCGCTTGGACACGCCGTAGGTTTCGCGCTTCTGCTGCACGACACCGTAGATCTTGGCACGGTTGGTGAAGTGATTGCTGACGCTGCCACGGGTCACGGCATCACCTTCTTTGGTGCCGCCAAGGCGACCGGTCAGGTGTTTGTCCGCGACTTTGCTATAGACGGAGTTTTCAGCCGTGCCGCCCTTCTGGACGGTGGAGCTGAAGAGTGTGTTCTCGTTGTCGAGAAGGGCGATTTCGTCCGCGAGGTCTTCGTGGATTCCGGGAACGGTGGATGAGAGTGCTTGAGCCATAATGTTTGAAAATTTAAGTTTGGTTATTCCACAGGAGCGGCGGGAAACATCAGGCTCTAACCGTGCGGGGCATCGGTCCGAGTTTGATGGCTTCCTTCAGGTATTTCTGGCGCTCGTCTTCGGTCTTCGCCGTCGTCGCCTTCTGCATCAGAAGACTCTTGCGGGCCGCGAGGTCAGAGCCGGATTCGTTCACCGCTGCCAGGCGTGGAGTGCTGGCGCGGGTTTCGTTCGGCGGGTCTTTGCGTTGGGTGGATTCCTCTTTCGAGGTTGGCGCTTTAGTCGCAGCGCCCGCTGTGTCCGGGAAAGTGATGACGGCACGGCGGCTTTGCAGCACGTCGTAAAGGGCAGCCTTGGCCACCAGCTCTTCCAGCCTTGTCGTGAGGCTGGCGTCTTTGAAATAGGTTTCACAGGCTTCCTTGTAGCCCTTGGTCGCGGTGTGCTTCTCGGCCAGCTTGGCAGCCGACTCACGCACCTTGCCCACTTTGGCATCGTGGCTGAACCATTCCTGCGCATCGGTGATGCGTTGCTGATAGTTCGTCAAATCAGCGGGTCGCAGTTCAACTTCAACCCCATTCGGCAGCGTGTGGGTGATTGCTTCCTCTTCATCACGTCGGCCAGCTTTGACTTCCTTGTCATGGTAGGTCAGCAGGGCCAGCGCATCTTTGGCGTTCTCACCCCAGTTGGCCACGGCGTGCGCATCTTTGAAATGCACAAAGCTATTACCCGCCAGACCGGCAGCACGCACGGCAGATTCGCCGCCTTGCTTCTCGATCTCGGCAATTTTGGTTTCCAGCTCGGTGACTTTGGCGGCATGTTCTGCCACCTTGGCTTCAGCTTCTTGCGCACGTTTGCGCACCTTCGCCGCTTCTTTGCTGGCTTCAGTGATGCGCTTGCGTGCTTTCTCATCGAGCTTGGCCAGCTCGGTTTCGCTGATTTCTTCAGCCGGTGTTTCCTCAGCAGGCTCAGCGGGAGTTTCAGCATCCGTATCAAAATGAATGCTCTCGGCTTCAGCAGTGGCCGGCAGTTCGGCTGTTACCACCGGCTTGGCTTCCAGCGCCGGTGTCGTCACCGCAGCAGCAGCCGCTTTGGCTTTCTTCTCACGCCGATTGGCACGGAAAGCTTTGGCCTGCTCAGCACTGAGTCCACGCGCGATGTGTTCAGCGGTGGCGTCCTGCGGCGTGATGATCTGCACCGGAGCTTCAGCTTCGGCAGACACGGCAGGAACAGGCGTAGCAAGTTCGGACATGCCAGAACATTAATCCGCACTTGCTGTTAGCGGCAAGGCTTGCACACGATCCGCCACGATCTGCCACAATGTTTGACGCTGGCTCTATTCGCTATCGTCTCGCTGAGTCGGTGCCGACTCCAGCCAGGTCCGTGTCAGTTGGTAGAGATACAGCGCCCCACAAGCCTGCCCTTGATCATGCGCCGTGGCATCATGCTGCACGCCTTCAGCCTGCATACTGAACGCCTTGCGCTCGATTAAATTAAACAGCGCCTGCACGGCCGCATCATGGCGATTCTCAAACACCAGCTTGCGCGCCTTCTCACGATCTTCCCGCGTGAGCTGAAACGCCTGCCCAAAGAGCGGCGCACAAAGAATAACAGTCGGAGTATTTAATTCTTGTCTCATTCTGGTTTCGTCATTCGTCATTCGTCATTTGCGGCACCGCCGCCGCCTCTCCCACCACCAGCACAGCCGTTCCAGCATTTTGAACAGGCACTTGTCCAAGACTCTCAGCATCAGGAAGAATAGGGGCATCATCAGTGATAGCCGTGCCCGCATCAGGAGCAACTGCCACAATCTCCCCCGCCCCGTCACATTCGTCATTCGTCATTGCACCTCCGGTGCCCCCTGCATCATCTGCGCCATGCTCACGCCATCCGGCAGCGCTTGCAGTTGTTCCAGCAGTTGCTCTGCCGCGCTGGCTTGGGCCAGTGGATCTTCTGACAGCGTGCGCCCAATGCGCGCATTCTCGCCACCGTGCTGCTTCTGGTTGTTCACAAGTCCAGATAGGTAGCTTGTCAGCACCACATGGATCTGCTGCCCACCGATCACACTTTGCTGGCGGAGCGGGCTGCGCATGACTTCATCACTCACCGCCTGCGCCAGTCCGCCAAAGTCCATGCCTTCAGTGACATCAGGAGCACCACCGCTGAAGATTTCAGAAAGGTGCGCGCGGGCCATGTCCAGCGTTTGACGTTGCGCCGTGTCGGCATCCTTCGGCAGACATTGCGCGGCCAGGCCAGGGTCAAGCATGTTGAACCCGGCTTCCAGGATTGGCAGCGTGTTGATCTGCCCGCGATTGTCCAGCGGCACGATCATTTCTTTGATGAATTGGAGATGCTTGCTCGTCCATTCCATGTCCAGAGACTTCACATTGAACTTGCTTTGAATATCATATCCGCCGCGCACTTCATCCGCCGTGGCGGTGACAAGTTCATTCGTTCCGGTGATCCGCGCGCCTTGTAGCGGTGGCATGTATTGCTGAATCAGCTTGGCCGTGCGGGCGATGCATTGACTCAGCGAAAGCATGAACCAGTCCAGCTCCGCCTGACCCATCATCATCGCCACACTGTCCGGCACATTACGACCGGCAAAGCCAAAGAAGCCATCCACGCTTTCGCGCAGGGTGCGCTCGATCTCGATGCTGCGGCCATCTGGCGGCGGGATCTGCAACGCGGTGGGCACCTTGCCACGAATCGACGGCAGGAACACACCAGGTGCGGGCCGTAAACCTTCAAGTTCAGGATCTCCGGTCCATGTCGGAAAGGTGGTCAGGCTCGCGGCATCGGTGCGGCTGTCCCACTGCGCCTTCACCGCCTGCTCTTTGGTCATGGTGATTTCCGCCACGCTGAACCCGTCCAGCATCAGGCGCTCGTCCTGGCTGAAGGTGAACGGCACAAACGGGTAGGCACCGTCCCAGTCCATGCGCAGTTCACGCTTGGCCACGAGCTTCTTCACATCCGCGTGCAGCACGGTTTCATAGGTGCCCGTGAGGCCATCTTCCGTCACCGCGCGGTCCCATAGTTCGATGATCTGATACAAGTGATTCTGTGATTCACCATTCGGGCGCGCGCTCCAGTTCACCCCGGCACCGCTGAGCGCCCACGGGTAACTGGCCATGCTGCTGCTGAACAGATTGCTGCGGCCTTTGTGCTTCTCCAGCACCTCTTTGACCCATGCCTTGTCCCAGCCTTTCAGCGCGGCCTGTTCACGGATCCACTGCGCACTGCGCCAGCGCACCCGGGCGATCCAGCGGCAGCTTTCGAGGCCGTCTTCCATCAAAGTTTCATAGGGGAAGAACACATCCACAAACGGCTGAAGCGCTTCCCAGCACGGTGAACTGCGTTTCACATAAGCCGCATGAACCGTGGCCTGGTCACCACGACGCAGCGCCACCAGTGCCCGTTTGACTGAGGACTCACCAATCTTCCGCCGTTGCGCAGCTCCCGGGAGATTGCGCAAACACAGCGCGATGATTCGGGCCTCATCCGCCGTGTCCATCACCAGCGCTTCAAAGTCGATGCCTTCGATCAGCGTCATGTCTTGCGCCTCGGCAGCCACTTCCATCTTCAGCCACTCCGCCACCATCGGCACGGTGAGCGTGATGGCCTCCACCCCGCGCTCCTCCTTCCAGCCGACATACAGCAGACTGGCGCGGAACCGGTCTGCATAACTGCCTGCCCGCAAACCCTGAGTGACAAACTCGGTCCGCATCGGGCCATTCAAATAATAGCGCAGCACCTGGCGCATAAGTCCGGCGCGTTTCGCGTCCGTGCTTTCCATCGGAGTCACCGTCAGGTTGCCGCTCATCAGCGCGGCGATGCGTGCTGCATTGCGCCGGTTCATCACCGTCTGGGTCAAATGCACCTCGTGATCTGCCGCGCCGTTAAAAGGCTTGGCATCACTCGTCTTGGTGTTCGCCTTCTTGCCCGTGCCCGTCTTGTTCTGCCACCAGCACTTGCGCGTTTGCTCATTGATCGCCATCTGCTTGAGAAACTGGCTGGCATCAAGGCAGGCCGCGTTCATCTCTTCCAGAGCATCTTCCACCTGCCAGTTGGCAAGCGGCTTCTCCGGGTCAACAACGGAGGGCAGTTCGGTGGGATTGGACATCAGGATGGGCAGGTTTCACAGTTTGTGAACCGCATCTGACGCACCCTTCCCCAAGAGTAGGCCCATGCTTCTGCATCGCCGCGCAATAGTCAAGCACCGTTTGCCGCAGCCATAACCGGCGGGTGTGCAAATGATGCGGCACCGGTGGCGGCTGGTTCTGCGCCAGCAGCACCCGCGCATCCCGATACCGCAGCCCGCTTTGCATCATCAGGTCATGCGCTTGGGAATAAGTGATGAGTAGAGTCATGGTTCAATGAGTTAAATTCTTGTCCGCTTCGGCACCGTGCCGTCATATTCAAAAATGCCTTCCGTCTCTGACGGCGTGACTTCGATCCGATCCCCGCGCCGGAACTGCGTAGCAAACACACGCGGACCCGTGAGCCGCACACTCACCATCGCGCCACCGTCCACCGGCTTGCAGCGCAGCACGCGCTGCATGACTCCAGCCGCCTGCGCCAGCATGGCGATCTTGGCCGGGGCAGGGGGCGCGGCATCGATGCCGATGAGCCGCAGCACTTCCGCTTCACCTTCAGCGGTCAGGTGGTAGGCATTCCCGTCTTTGACGTAGTGCAGCAGCCTTTGCAGGTCGCCGCCATCGCGCCAGCGCTTGAAGCTGTCACGCGGCACATTGAGCCTGGCCGCAAGAACGGCTTCCGGTGTTGTCGTGGGTGTCGTGGTCATGTGTTGGTGTTGTTGGTTATCGGCTTAGTAGCCAAATTCTTGTTGGGGTCGGCGCTTGAACCGCTCCAGATCGATGTGTCTCGGGTTGGCATTCAGCAGGTAGCGCAGCACGTCGATGGGGTCTTTCCACGCGCTCTGCGCAGCCCCCGGCACGGCATAGCCAGGGTAGTTTTGCAGGGCACCGATCAAGTTCGTGCAATGCTCCGCAATCCGCACCTGCGGCCCGCGCCCGAGTTGCGGATCTACCTCACGCCAGCCAGTCTTCTCATTGATCACGGCCAGCTCACGATTCCACATGAGCATGGAGTTGATGTTCTGTTCACCGGGCATGACGCGGCTGCTGCCCGCCTCGCCCCCGGCATCCCTGCCTGCCTGCATGAAGTAAAGTTTGTTGTCTTCCATCCACTCGATCATGGTCTTCCCACCGTCTTGATTCTCACCCGTCGAATTGGACGAGCGACTGTCTGCAATGCGCCTGCCCCACAAGTTCAGCATCGTGCCCTCCAGATGATTCTGCTGTTCAGTGATCCCTTGTAGCGCGGCCAGCTTGGCCTCAATGCGCCGGATCTCACTGGCACGGAATCCGTAGCCGACAGGCCATTGCTTCTGCGCATTGCCTTTGACGCCCATGCCGTGTTTGCCGCCCGACTTCGCCCATTCACAGTCCTCCCCTGTAAACATCGACGCACCAGGCACGCACACCACATCACTCGCTTGCGGATACTCATGGGCGATAAAGATGTCACCCGGCCCGAAATGACCGTGTGCCTTGCCCAGCACAAAAGCCCACAGCATGAACCACGCACGGCCACCCGTGGCATTCGGATCACAGGCCATCCACCACGTCCCAAACTCAGCAGGCGGCAGCCATGAAATCGGCCTCACATGCACCTGCACATTGAAGTTCGGAAACGGTGAATCTGCCGTGCCTTCGGCGATGCCGTAGCACTTCCACAGCTTCTTCGCGCGTGGACTGCCCAGCTCCGCCTTCTTCATCCCGTCCCAGTTCCCGCCGAGCGGATTCTGCCAGGCATAGATCCACATGAAACGCCGCGTCGGGTTCTCACAATGAACCACGCAAGGCAGCTTCTCACCGCCCACGATGACTCCATCCTCATTGCGCCGTGGCAGCAAGTCACGGTCAGCCTCGATCTCACGCACAGTCTTGGCCTTCTCCATGAACCAGCGCACCGTCTCGGTGTAACCATCGCGGAAGGTGTAAGTCACGAACTGCACCGCCACCAGCAACCGGCCAATCAAGTCACGCGGAAACCACATCTCAGGATCACGCTCCTTTGCGGCCAGCAGTTCCTTCCATTTCGAAATCCATTCATGTGTGAACTCCGCCGCTGTCAGCAGTCGGTTCTCCACCGCTTCCAGCACATTCACCGGCACGCTTTCATCACCCCAGGCTGTTGTTGGCCTCGGCCCTTCCAGCTTGCCGATGTCTTGCGCCCAGGTCTTGAACCGGCACACCGCGCCACTCATCACCGCGCACTCGTTATTCGTGAAGCCGCCCGCTGCATCATAGGCCATCTTTTGACTCGCCAGCTTCTTCATGCGGCCCGTGTCCGTCTTGTAGTCGTTCGGCTGCCAGAACCGCAGCGTGGCCTCCACCACTTCCGCGCTCTTGTCATCGTCGATGCTGAACGTCCAGAACGTCCGCTGATGCGCTGGCATCTCCGGCTCGCACTGCTCCATTGCCAGTGAATAAAACCGCCCCAGCGCCATCGTCTTGCCCGATCCATTGCTGCCACCAATCCCCATCGTGCAAGGCACACCAGGATTCGCCACCCGCAGCCGCGTCGTCTCCCACAAAATATCGTCCCACGACCGGAAGAACCAGCCGTGATGATAAGGATCTTCACTCGCCTCACGAATCCGATCCTCGCGCGCCGCCACCGCCGCCATCGCATCCTCCGCCCCCAGCGCCATCAGCTCCGCGCCAGTGATGGGCGGCAGCATCCCATGCGGTCTTTGTGTCTCTGCCAAAAGTTCAAACGCCAGTTTTTCCTCGTCGTTCATCGTGTTTGATGTTGGTTTCCCTTGCCATTGAAAGAGTTAAATTCCTCGCAGACGTAATCCGCCAGCATCTCGTTGATCTTCGCAGACAGGCTTTTCCCGTCTCGAAAGCATTTGTTCTTTGCCAGCGCCATCACGATGGGCGTGAGCGTGATCGAGGCATTCACCTTCTTGACGTTCGGGTTTATCTTGGGTCGGCTCATGGTTTGTCATTCGTGATTCGGATTTCCTCATGCTGTGCCACTGGCACCACCTCCACCTCCACACTCGGTTCACTCAGCGGCAGCGCCGGTGCCTTCATCTTCTCACGCGCCAGTTTCATAAAGTCCTCAAACGTCTTGGCCTTCCTGCCATCATCCGTGTTGCCGCTGATCCTCGTCGCCCCGCCACTGCTGAGCTGCTTCACGTTATACACCGCCGTCAGCGCCATCGCCGCTGCTCCCAAATCCTTCGCCGCCTTGGCTGTATAAAGAAGTTCCTCAATCTTGTCCAGAGCATCTGCCGAAAGCAGTGCTGACCGACGCCGGATAATCTCATCAATTTCCCCCGGTTTGAACTCATCCCGATCATTAAACAGCGCGATGATCGTATTCCGCGAAATCCCCGGCAGACCCCGCGCTTCTCGGTGTTCATCGACCATCCGTTCCAGTTTGGATTTATTGGTGAGGCCAAGCCCCCGAACCAAATACACTGCAAACTGGAAGCTCTCCGCATCCCGCTCCTTCCACCTCTCCGCCGTATGCGCCCGCCATTCCCCCGCCGGAGCTTCCGCTAATGGTTCCCCATCCATCGTCATCAATGGCAAACGTGGTTGATCTTCGTTCATGCGCAGCGGGCCTGGGGTTGGGCTTGTGGGAATAACAGAACATTCGGAGCATCCGGCATCACATCCAGCGGGCTGGTGATCGTCTCGGCAAACTTGGGCACGCAATGCAAATATACCTGCGTCGTCTCCACCGAGTTATGGCCTAACAACTCCTGCACCTGCGTGATGCTGGCCCCATTCGCCAGCAGGTTCGTGGCGAACGAATGCCGCAGCGTGTGGGCCGTCACCCGTTTCGTGATGCCACACTTACGCACCGCCACCCGCAGCGCCTTCCCAAGCGTGTGTTCATGCACATGATGCCTTCTTACGATCTTGGTCCGTGGGTCAACCGACTCGCCACCCGCAGGCCACAGCCAGAACCATGCCCACTCGCGCCCACCGTTCGGAAACTTCCGTTCCAGTCCATCCGGCAAATAGATAGGCATTCGGCTTTCAGCCCGGTCCCGTTCATAGATCACCCGCACCCGCTCAATGTGTGCATGGAGCCGATGCACCACCGTTTGCGGCAGCACCGTGATGCGATCCTTGTCACCCTTCCCACCCCGCACCGTGATGAGTCGCGCATTCAAGTCCACATCCTTCACCCGCAGATTCAGCAGTTCCGAGATCCGCAGCCCTGAACCATACGCCACCTCAGACATCAGCCGAGTATTGGCCGGCATCGCATCCAGCAGCAGCCGCATCTCAGCCGGAGCCAACCACGTCGGCAGCCGTTGCGGCCTCTTAGCCCTTGCCCACTTGCCGATTTCCCCCAGCGGTTCCTTGATCACGTCCCGATACAGAAACACAATCGCATTCAGCGCTTGGTTCTGAGTCGAAGCCGCCGAGCACGGAGCCAGTTTCTCCAAGAACAACCGCACCCGCTCCTCACGAGTCCGATCCGCACAAGTGCGGACATGCTCACCAAATCGCCGAATCCATCCCGCATACGTTTCTTCCGTGTGCCGAGACAGCCGCCGCATTCGGCACACCAGTCTCACCTGTTCATACATTTCGTGTTTGTTCATGGCTATGTAGAAATCTGGTGTTGATAATCACTGTTCTCTGACTTGCGCTTACCTCTCGGCCTGCGGAGCGACTGAATCGCTAGGACTGCCTCGTTGGTGATGGTCATCGTGCCGTTTTCCCGCTTCGCCACTGTCACGCGATTGACGCCCAACAACGAGGCAACCTCGGCTTGTGTGCCGAGGCGCTCGCGGATGGCCTTGTATTCAGTGGCGGTCATGGTGCTAGCATTCTCTCCGCTTCTATGAGTTTTTTGGCTTCATCCATCCGCGTTTGAAGATCGTCGTTGCTGTCGTTATCCATGCAGTGCTGATCCACCTCGTAGGATGCCACCAGCAGTTCGAGCATCTTTAGCCACCGCGCCGCGTTTGCCCGTTCTTTGCAGACTGCCGATTGATACGCGCCGAATGATCCGCACGCGCTTTGCGTTTTGCGGTCACATTCCAGACCTTGCCACGGTATTTCGCGGCTTCCACACCAGCGGCACCGTGCGCTCATTGCGCAACCTCCATTTTAAGCACGGCACGCACGCACCGCTTATTCATTGCCAGCCATTCTCCATTGGCAAGGCGGATGAGCCAAGCGAACGGTGCGCCACCAAAAGCGTTTTTGTAG